AGTTCAAAATGGGTGTGAACGTTGCTTTCACTAACGAGTGTGTAGCGTTTAAAGCAGCTATCTAATATATTGGGGTGGTAGTTTAATTACTGCCATCCCTTCACTTTTAAAAACTTTATTTTATGCCTTGTGCGTTATCAAGCGGATATACTATAGATTGTAGAGAATCGGTAGGTGGTGTTGAGGTTGTTTACGTTATTGAAAACTCTGCTCTTTACGATGCTTCAGGGGTTTCACGTGTAAGCGAAACTTCAGGAACTGTTACTGCTCTTACTAAAAATTCCGGTAAAAGATTTTACAAAATAGAAGTACCACGTCAAACTGCGGTTGCTTCTACAAACTTAACTGGAAGTCAAGAGAATGGAACTATTTTCTATACTCACCAAGTTATGTTCCCTATCAATAGCAGAACTGCTACTGTAAGAAATCTTATCAGCACTTTAGCTAAAAACAGATTGACTGTAGTAACTAAAGAAATGGATGGAACTTTCCGCCTTTATGGAAAAGAGTTCGGTTTGTTTGTAGATACTGCTGAGAGTGGAAGTGGTACAGCTGCCGGAGATAGAAATGGAGCAATGCTGACTTTGACTTCAGTTGAGCGTGAAGATTTCTTGGTAGTACCTGCTAACATAGCAGCTACATTGGAAACTGCCGGATAATAATTTTCAAAGATTAAAACGAGTAGCCCTGCCCGATTGGGTGGGGCTTTTTTAGTAAATGATAACACTCACTAAAGGACAAACGCAGATAGTAAGGTTTACAGGTAGAGAAAATGCTCTGCTAACAAATCCTTATTTTTTATTTGTGTTTACTCACAGAGTTACGAATGAAATTATTAAATTTGTTGCGACAAACACAAGCACAACAGAAAGAGTTGATTCATTTAGTTTAGTTGTGAATACATACTTTACTGATAGCGATTGCGGTTTTTGGAAGTATGAAGTTTACGAACAGTCGGCATCAACAGGTACAAGTACAACAGGTAAAAACAAAGTTGAGGAGGGTTACATGGTTTTGAGTCCGGCTACTGAATTCAGCCCGACTAAATATAGCGAACAAGACAACACATTTATAACGTATGGACAATAATTATAAACATATTGTATTGCAGTTTGATACTGCGCAGAAGCCGAAATTTGAGGAGAAAAAAGGTAAAGGTTATGTTGAGTTCGGTGCTGAAAATGATTATCCTGAATATTTACTTTCTCTTTATAATGAGTCGCCTAAACATGGTGCTATTGTTAAAGGAAAATCCACATACATCTACGGAAAAGGATTTGAGGTTGCAGGTCAGGCAAATGGTAGTGAGTCATGGAATGAGTTATTGAGAAAATGTATTGTAGATGATGAACTATACAGAGGGTATTATTTGCAGGTCATTTGGAATCGTTTAAAGCAGGTTTCAGAGATTTACCACATAGAGTTCCACAAAGTCAGAGTGTCAAAGGATTTGGCTAAATTCTACGTTAAAAACGATTGGAAGGATTTTAGAGAAAAGCCAAGAGTTTACGATGCGTTTAATGTTAACAATCCGGTAGGTAGTCAGATATTTTTTTATAAAGCTTATAACCCAAGTTCAGATACCTATCCTTTGCCGAGTTATTTCCAAGGTCTGAATTACATTGAGTCAGATATTGAGGTTTCTCGGCATATTTTAGGTAACGCAAAACAAGGTTTTGTAGGAAGCAAACTTGTAAATCTTAACAACGGAGACCCAATCGGAGAGGAAAACAAAGGCGAAGTTGAAAGGCAGTTATTAAAGAAATTCACAGGACACGATGGTAAGCGTGTGGTGATAATGTTTAATAAGTCAAAAGAGAATAGTGCAGATATTCAGGACTTGGGTGCATCAATGCTTACTAAAGAAGATTTTACAAATGTAAATAATCTTATTCAGGCAGAGGTTTTTACTGCACATCAGATTACTTCACCTATTCTTTTTGGTATTAAAGAGAGCGGTCAGTTAGGTGCAAGAAATGAAATCAGGGATGCCTACGAGATTTTCAATAACACTTATGTTTCAAATCAGCAACAACAATTAGAAACTATCTTTACTAAATTCAGAAACTTAAAAGGTGAGCAGGGTGAGTTTAAGATTCAACCAGTTGAGCCACTTAAATTTGAATTTGGTGAAGCTATCATATCGGCTAACCTTACTCAAAATGAGATACGTGAGATATTAGGTCGTGAGCCATTGGAATCTACACAAGTAACTGCTGATGGAAGTCAGGCGATAACCGATACTCCAACAGAAGCACCAGCACAAATGAATGAAGCAATCCGTAATCTATCCGGCAGGCAATATCAAAACGTAATGAGAATAGTTAGGCAGTTCGGGAACGGCAAACTAACTAAAGAACAAGCTTCTTTGATGTTGAAGAATGGATTTAATTTTACAGATGATGATGTAAATACCTTCTTAGGTATAGATAATTCTCCACTAACCGACGATGAAATACAAAAATTTTCCACTAACGAAGATGATAGATTGATTCAGGAGTTTTCTACATGTGGGGATAATAGAGATGATTTTGAAATATTGGAAAGCAAATCAGCGAGAGAAGTAGATTATTTTGCAGAACAAAAGGCACTCAATCAATTAGAGGCTAATATTTTAGATTTAATCGGTAAAGATAAAAGAATTACTCCAGAGGTATTGGCGCAGACTTTAAAAAAAGATGTAAAGGTTATAGAGGAAACTTTGAAAGGTTTGATTGAGAGAAAATTGGTAAAAGCCACAATCACAAAGATAGGTACTGATAGAATCATTGAGCGTGAGGTTATGAAACCTGCTTCAGAATTGGAAGGTAAGAATCCTAAAACACAACAAATTTTAATTAGGTATTCTTATGAAGGTCCGGAAGATTCACGAAATAGACCATTTTGCGCTCAACTTTTAAAATTAAATAGATTTTATTCACGTACAGATATTGAGTTGATTAGTGAGCGTGTTGGATATTCTGTGTGGGATAGGAGAGGCGGTTGGTTGACTTTAAGCGATGGTACACATAGACCATATTGCAGACACGAATGGAAAGTTAATTTAGTAAAACGTAAACAATGAGTAAAAACATACTTTTCATAACTGAAAATCTTTTTAAAGAAAGAACGGGAGCGAGCAACGCTATTGACGGAAAACAACTGCGCCCAATGATTAAGGTAGCTGCTGATATTTATATTCAGCCGTCTTTAGGTTCTACTCTTTATAACAGATTACTTGCCGGTATAGAAGCTGACAATCTTAATAACGCCGAAATCGGGTTAATTGACAATTACATCACAGATACATTAGTTTGGTATACCATGTCAATGCTTCCTATGGTTATGGGTTATCAGTTATTCAGTAAGGGATTTTTACAAAAGACATCTGAGGAAAGCAATACGCCTTCACGTGGTGATTTAGAGTTATTGGAGCAGAAGTACAAATCAATGGCCGAGTTTTACAATACTCGGATGATTCGTTATCTGCAAGAGAATTACACTTTGTTTTATGAGTATCTTAATCACACGTTAGCGGTAGATACGATTTTCCCTATAACAAAGAGTTATACTTGCCCGATTTATTTGGGAGAAGGTTACCAAGCTAATCCTACATACGCTAACAGTTCAAGTTCAGTGCCTGATTTTGTAACTGTTTATTATACTGCGGTGGGCGGAGAAACATCATTCTTGGTTAATGATTTGGTTGGTAGAACTACGATAATCGCAGCGAGAGGTGGACTAACAAAGAAGATAGTTACAAACACAACATCAGATACTCAAGAGATTCAGATATTAGGTGGCAATGTTTATCTACCTACTGGTGATGTTGCAATGGCAGGAGAATTATTCACATTCCTTTATAAGTAATATGAGCAAAGGTTATAAGCCGGAGTTTATCAAAAAAGTAAAAGAAAAATTTAACAATGACTTACAATCAAGTAGTCAAAGAAATACAAACCAAGTTGGAAGCACATCCGTTAATAAAGACAGTGAGATTCGCTCCACCAACAAATTGGCTAAATTGGGATGAGCAACCTGTCTTTCCGGTGGCTTGTTTTGCTATCAATTCAGGTCAGTTAAATGCCGGTAGGGAGCAAGTTTTCAATATTCAAATGTGGTTTTTAGATAAGTCAGGACTTGATGGTGAATTTGAAACAGAGGTTACAAGTGACCAACATTCAATAGCTGCAGATGTGATTAGCAATTTAAGAAAGTTAAGTAATTCTTATTTGATTGATACATCAATAAGTTGGGATGCGATAAGTGAAAAATATGAGGATTATTTGACTGGAGTGGGGTTAACGTTTAATTTGTTCAGTACTTCAAAATTTGATGCATGCGATATAAGTTTATAATTCTTTTTTTGATTTTAGGTTTTGTAAGTAAGGCGCAGGTTTATCAACTTATGCCACAGTACGGATATTCTACTTACAGAATGAATTTTGATAGTACGATTCAGATACCTACATTTTGCGGTGTGCCTAAATTGGGAAGTAACAAAATTAATAAGGGAGCGTTGGCATTTGATTCTTGCAATAACCGATTTTACTATTTCAATCCGAAATCACAAGCGTGGGACACAATTAAAAGTGGCAGTACGATTGACACTACAAAATTCGTTAAGTATACCGACACTTCAGCCATGCTTTTACCTTATCTACGAAAAATAGATACTACAAATAGATTTGTGAGTTCAGTCACTAAATTAAACGACTCCACTATACAAGTAATTAAAGGCACAACTACTTCAAATATAACAATTAGTTCAGTAAGTTCAGCGACACGATTAATTACACAAGTATGGAATAATACCGGAGCGACAATATTAAGAGGTAGTGTTGTATACATTAGTGGTAGACATTCAAGCAACTTGCCTACAATAGCACTTGCTGAAGGTAATAACGAAGCTAATAGTTACAAAACATTTGCTTTAGTTGATGGAGATATAGGTGACAATTCAAGTGGATTTGTGATTCAAGCCGGTAAGATTACAGGATTGAATTTACCAACATCATCTTACACAGATGGTGATATACTTTATTTAAGTCCAACTGTGCCGGGTGGATATACTACAACTAAACCATTAGCCCCTAATCACATCGTTAAATTGGGTTCGGTTACAAGAGCGCATCCAACACAAGGAAGTATTGAAATTAAAATTGAAA